AGGGCGAAACGCCTACGGTAATGCATCGGAAGAATCACAAGGATTGGCTGGTCACAATGACAATGGAAGATTGGATGAAATTATATGAAAAAGGGGTACATAGAAATTAATAGAGATATTGAGAATCTACTAAAAAACGAAAGTACACATACTTTCCTTATACTGATTGACATTTTACTCAGAAGTGATGATGAAACAAATTCTTTAAAAACATCGATCAGCCAAATATCCGGAACATTTGGGATAGACAAAAAGGAAGTTAAGAAATGCTTATCCAGATTAAGAAAGATTGATCTGATAGAAGTTTATAAGAACCAGGGGAATAAAGACTCTCTGATTATCGCACTTAGAAAAGAAAATGCGTGTTACCGCATAACTCCAAAAGAGCTTGTCTTGGATCCAACAGAGGTCGCAGCTCTTTCAGACAGCAGAAGTGAGAAAGGGTACGCTAAATTCCGAAAAACGGTATTGGAAAGAGACGGATATGTATGCCAAATATGTGGAGAAACAGATAAGTTGGAAGTTCATCATATTAAACCTTATGCAAGATATCCTAAGCTCAGAACAACAGTCAGTAACGGGATCACCTTGTGTAAGAAGTGCCATAAGGAAGTACATAGAAAGCGTGAAACACAATGCAAGGATGGATAAAGATTCACAGGGATTTATTGGACAATGAACTGTGGAGCGACAAGCCTTTTACCAAAGGACAAGCGTGGGTTGACCTACTGTTACTTGCTAATCACAGAGACAAAAATGTACTGTTAGGGAACTGCACAGAACTGGTTGAAAGAGGTTCATTTATCACTTCCGAACTCAAATTAATGGAACGTTGGGGGTGGGGAAGAAAGAAGGTCAAACTCTTTTTAAACTTCTTAGAAAGTCAAAAGATGATAGAACGAAATGCGAACAACAAAAGAACAGCTATAACCATTGTAAATTATGGGTTTTATCAAGATTGTGACCTACCAAAGGAACAGCAAAAGGACAGCAAAAGAACAGCAAAGGAACAGCGTAGGGACAGCACAGGAACAGCAAAGGAACACAAACAAGAAAGAAAGAATGAAAGAATGAAAGAATATATAGATACTAACGTATCTATAAAGCAGCATAGCATTCAATCCATCATCGATGCATGGAATCAGCTAGGGCCTTACGGAATCAAAATGATTTACCGCATCAACCCGGGTTCTAAGAGATGCACTTCACTGATTGCCTTACTTGAGCAATTCGGAGAAGAGAAAGTGATACAAGCTGTTGATAAGGTCAAACAGAGTGAATTCCTTCAAGGAAAGACAGATGCAAGGTTCTCACTGAACTTCGATTGGTTCATCAATCCGAATAACTTTGTAAAGGTGCTTGAAGGAAAGTATGATGAACGGCACGATAAGAAACCAGCAACGAAGAACAATAACAACTTTGAGAGACGGCATTATGACATGGATGATCTGGAAAGTAAGTTGCTAGGAAGGTGATTAAGAATGGCAGAAGCAAATAAAGGCTGGGCGGTATGCTCAGTCTGTGGAAAAGAATTTGAGATAGTCGGCAACCGGAAGAAGTGTTGTAGCAAGGCTTGCGGAGAAGAAAGAAGCCGAAGACAGTGCTGCGAGAGAGGAAAGGCGAGATACAGAGCCTTGAGTCCTGAACAGAAAAAGGAACTGGCAATGAAACGAAAGCAAGCCAAACCGAAGAAAGTAAAAGGCGCAAAAGAACCGAAGTATCGAAGCGAATTAGTAAGAGTCGCAGCTGAAGAAAAGCAGCATGGTATGAGCTACGGAGAATATGTTGCAAAAAGAGAAAGGAGAAGAGATGGGGAAAACGATTGATGCAGAAGAGTTTCTTTCATGGCTGAATGAAGCTGAGGAAGAACTAAAGGGAGAAAGAGCGGATGAGCTGAACCCTGATCGCAAGGATGAAGGGATTCTGCTCACAACAGAGACTGTCAGAAAGTATGTCGAGAGCATGTGCAAGATTGACGATGCTGACAGTGAGCGTGGATGGATACCAGTGACGGAAAGACTTCCGGAATACGAAAGAGATGTATTACTCACACTTGAGGCAAAGAGCGGATCCGGATACAGAGCTTACAGCATCGGATGCTACATCCAAGTATTTGACGAGGACACAGAAAAGTACTGGCTTGACAGACAGTATGGATATCTAGAGTGGGATAAATACTCAAACGGACACGGTGGATGCTCACTGTACAGAGTTACAGCATGGATGCCGATTCCGAATCTGTACAAGGGATAAAGACCATGAACAGACAAGAGAAAGAGGATCAGGCGCAGATTGAGTACCTGAGACGATGGAAAGAGAAGAAACAGAAGAGAAAGAATCTGTTAGAAAAACTGAGAAAGAGAGGCACGAAATGAAATACAAAGTTGGAGACAAGGTAAAAGTTAGAAGTGACTTAAAAACATCGGTGTTGTATGGCAGTTTATACGCAATTGCTGAAATGATAAAGAAAAAGATTGTAACGATTACATACGTGTATGATGGTTGCTACAAAGTTGTAGAAGATGACTATGCGTGGACAGATGAAATGCTTGAGGGATTAGTAGAGGATGAACTGACAGCGGAAGAAGCGATTAGGATTAAAGGTGAAATGTGTACAGGAAAGCCTTGCAATAATTGCAAGCTAAGTTCCGAGAATAACGGTATGGGTATTGCGTGTAATGAATTAGAGAAAAAACATCCTGAACGAGCTATTGAAATCCTCAAACAGTATAAGAAAGACCGTGAGAAGAAAGAGGTTGAGACTGAGCGCGCCATAATGGTTCGCGTGCTTGTTGGAAATGACTGTAATGGAAAATGCGTACATGAAGAAGAGGTTCCATCCGGTGAATCGTGGGATCAAGCGCAAGCAAGAGTGCTGAAAGAATATTGTGAAAACCACGAGGGCAAATACATATCTACAATATGTGGTATCTGCCGGGTAAAGGAGTAGTCATGAACACAGGAAAAAAGATAGATTACATGATTCAGTGCTTGAAAGTCGCAAAAGCTGAGTATGAGTACACGGCTGATTACATTGCAAATGAACCGACTGAAAGGCAAGAGCTGTGGAAGTTTCTTGATACACACAGAAGTCCAAACAAAGCATTGATTAAGGACAACTTGAAGAATGTGGCAAGAATGGGATTCCAGCTTGCAAATGAGGTGAAATGATGGATGGACTAATTGTAAAAAAGAGATGGTTAAATCTTATCCTTAGTGGGAAGAAAACTATTGAAATAAGAGGTAGTAATACCAAGAAAATAGGACAGCCGATCTATTTACTGGAAAGTGGGACAAACCTTGTAAAAGGCACATGTATTATAGACTCTACATATCCAATATCCTGTTCTGATTGGTCTGAGGAAAGAGAAAAACACTGTGTTGACATATCTTATTCAGAGTTGAAGAAAAGGTATAAAAGACCTCATGCGTGGGTACTGAGAAATGTGAAACTGACGGAAGAAGAATGGAAGTACGAACATCCAAAGGGTGCGATTATATGGGTAAAAGATGTAATGCCGGCATAATGAACTGCAAACTGGATATATAGACGTAATTTTTAGAAACAATATGTAATTTACAGAAAGGAGACGGAGCTCCGGCCGGGCAAAGATATATCGGCTCCTTTCGAGAAGATGAAAACAGGAGTAAGTAAAGTATACACAGATAGACCGGATTATGCAGACTTTGATTCTCCGGCAAAATTTGAAGCAATTAAGAGTATTATCGCAAAAAGATTGAGGGAACATCCTAATGCTATTTGTTCCTACTCTGGCGGTGCTGATAGTGACATTATGATTGACCTGATTGAAAGGACGAGACGGATATTTGAACTTCCACCAATCAAATATGTGTTTTTCAACACTGGATTGGAAATGAAAGCAACAAAAGACCATGTGAAAGATGTTGCTGAGAAATATGGTGTTGAGATTGAAGAAGTAAGACCGAAAATCAATATCGTGCAATCCACGAGAAAATATGGAATTCCATTTGTATCAAAGATTATGTCTGGTGGATTATCAGATTGGCAGAAAAAAGGAGTTCCACTGTCTATTGCTCAAGAGTACGACCAGGCAGAGGATAAATCGGCAAAGAGAAAAGAACTGAAAGAAAGATATCCGAAGTGTGAGAGTTTAATCAACTTTCTTTGTTGCTGCAATTCTAAAGGAGAACCAAGACCGAACATTCAGCTGGTAATCAACTCTTCAAAGTATATGCGTGATTTTATTGAGGAATATCCACCGGATTTTATGATAAGTGCGAAATGTTGTGACTACTGCAAAAAGCAGATTGCCCATAAAGTTCAGAAATCATACGACATGGTAATAACTGGAGAGCGAAGAGATGAGGGTGGAATGAGATCAGTTCCTAGAAAAGATAACACAGCATTGTGCTTCACCGAGACTGCAAGCGGACAGTATCGTTTAAGACCGCTCTACTATGTATCAGACAAGGATAAGGAATGGTACAAAAACTACTACGGAATCAAGTATTCCGATGCTTATGAGGTATACGGACTGACAAGAACAGGATGTTGTGGTTGCCCTATATCATACAAAGCTGTAGATGATTTGGAGAAAATAAGACCTTATGAGCCGAATGTCGTTAAAGCAGCATGGAACATTTTCGGTAAAAGCTATGAGTACAGAAAGAAATACAACGAGTATAAGAAGCAAAGGATGGAAGAGGAAAAGTCTGGTGTAGGACACATTAAAGGACAGATGAGCATTGAAGACTTTCTTGAAAGCGAAATGAATTAACGATACACAGGAACAATTGAGATTTGCATAGGTGAGAAAAAATGAGAATTGAATTAAAAGAGATAGACAAAGACACATTGAAAGTTGGAGATTGGGTCGGGATTGCAAGAGAAGTAAGCTACGGATGGGGTTTATCATTCCGGCATAAACTGATTTTTCCGGCACAAATTACAAGAATCACTCCAAAGCGAACCAAATTCTTTACGGATAAGTTTGGAGAACATGACAAAAGAGAAGTATTTTATGAGTGTGATAGTGAAGCTGCGAGAGAAACTTTTCTTGCTAAGACATTTAGAGATATTCAGGACGGAATATTTGAGTTAACTGAATCGAAAAGAAAAGATCGCATTGGGAAAATCAGTGATGAAGATCTTCCGGAAGTAGCTAGACACATGAAAGCAATTACAGAGATTTTGAAGAAATACAAGGAGTAGCAATGTTTGAAGAATTATATAAATTCATATCCAGATTGCATTACGGGATAAAGTTCATGCCGGAAAAGGATTTTGACGAGCTTTTATCTCGGTGCGACTGGGAGCAAAAGATGTATGCATTGTGCTTTAGATATTTGTAAACGTGGAGAAAAATCATGAAAGCACCTTGACAATTGAATATTGATGGTTGGGATGGTATAATTTCTGTATAGAAATATACAGGGAGGAAATGCCAATGGCAAACATATATTTTAATGATGCAGATTTCCCGGATATGAAAAATGAATATGTACTATGGGTAGATATCATGGGAACAAAAAGTTGCATGGGAAGTTCGGTGAGAACCAGCTCGATTTTTATTTGTAAATTGCATGCAGCAATTATTGAAGCAAAAACGGCGAGTATATCAGTATATCCTATGATGGATGGAGCTTATATAGTTTCTGAAAGTGAAGATGCAATGAAGAAGTTTATTAACAAGTTGTTTTATTCACTAAGTGATGTACTTATAAATGAAAACGTAGATTACCATAAATTTTTAATCAAGGGAGCGATTGCATACGGACCAGTGATTCACGGAAAAGATATACCACGTTCATGCTCTGCATCTTTTACAAAGGATCAAGATTATGTAGATAATATTTTATTAGGTTTACCAATGATTCAAGCGAGCAAGGGAGAAAAAATGGCACCTCCGTTTGGAATTTACTGTGACGAGTCAGTACGGATTGCGAGTAAAGAATTTGCGCATCGTTGGTACAAGTGGTTTTCACCGTCAAAAGGTAAGTCGGTTAAAAGTGCCATAAAAAAATACTTTGAATACTCAAAAGCACATTATTATGAGATTGATTATCCATTAGAAAAAATAAATGAACACATGGAAAAGGCAGAACAATATTTTTCATAATTTCCTACCAACCATCAATATTCGGTGGTTGGTATTTTTTTACGCTTTTTTAAGGAGAAAGGAACGAATTATGAAATTAACAGGAATAGCAAGAGAAGATTTAGAAGCGAAAGGTTTGGTGTTACCAAATAAACTTGAACTTGAATGCAGAGGAACAGCAATTCCGGACATTTATGCGAGTATAATCGGCAGAAAGAATGTTGATACCGGAGAATTCAAATCATTCTTCAAGGTTGATGCTAAGAAAGGCAATACAGCGGAATTTGACAGATTCCGGGAGAACGTCACACTGTTGGAAAAAGAGCATGAGGTCTTCGATATGGAAACTTTCGAAGAAGGGCATGTAATTGACTACTATGTGCCGTATGACATCCAAGAAAGCAGTAAAAACAAACCGACGGTGACGGACGAATTCCCGGAAAATGCTTATCTGACAGAAGGATATTACGAGTGCGAATATGAGCTACTTCTGACTTGCGGAGAGGCAACTAGAAGACTTGTAATTCCGCAGAGAACAGTCAATGTTCCGATGATTTCATTACTGTCAAACATCGAAGATGAAATCAGAGATATTCTCGATGGATTTCCAGACGAGGACAATGATTTCGCCAATGTTTTGGAGTTAGTGGACGAGCATTATGAAATTAAGATGTTTGATGATTTTGGAATTCCGGTAAATATTGAAATTAACCATGCAGATGATTTCGTGAATATGATTGTTTCAGCTAGACAGATTAAGTGCGAATTCAAATATGGAGAGGAACAGTAAATGGGATGCAAGAATTATTGCTTGTATGGACAGAATGCG